GTGGCTGCTGCCAGTTGGGAGTAACGGCGAAACTTGATTTGATTGCCGTTACGCTGTGCGATTGGGCGCTTCTGACCGAAACGGCCATGAACGTCATTGGGTTGTGCGCGTTCCAGCAGATTACGATCATAAAATGCTGCTACGCCTGGTGGGACTTGTGCGAGGCCTGATTGTGCCATTTGTTGCTCCTATCGGATATTAGTGACCGAGCACACGTTTCCGCTCTTTTGCGAAATCCGCGCTGCTCATGGTTAGGTAGCGATCAGCTATTTCCTTTTGCGAGTCAACTGGCGCGGTATTCACCGCACTAGCTCCCGCACCTGGAACGCTCATCGCTGATTTTTGGGCGCTCTTTGCAGCCTCGGCCATGTACTTCTTGCCGATAATCCGCTCGGTGTGCGCCAATTTCTCTGCTGTGATTTCACGTATCGCAATCAGCGGGTCGAACCATTGCTCGCCCAGGCTTTGCGCCTTGTCCACAAGAGTCTTTTCAAGCTCAGGGTCAATGTCTTTTGAAAAGATGCCAGGGTGGGCGGCATCAACAATCGCCATCCATTCCTGATTACGTTTCGCAATCGCTTGCTCCTGCTCTTGGTGCGGGTTGTGCGTGACATGGCGAATCGCTTCTTCAAGTCCTGGGTTCTGCTCGAGAATCTCGGGCCTTGATGCTTCTCGCTGCTGCCGCTCACGCTCCTGCTCGATTTCCTTCAACCGTTGCGCGTTCTTGGTTCCCCATGCTTGGGTATCCTTCAACGCCTTTTCAGTCTTTTCGAGCTTTGCTCTTATTTCGGCCAATGGATCAACTTCAGGCTCAGCGGGCGCTTGTTCTGGCTCCTTTGCTTCCTCGGCTTTTGCTGGCTCTGGCTGTTCAGGTTCCGGTGCAGTAATCGCTTCCGGCTTTGCGCCATTTGCGGCTGCTTCCAATGCTGCTGCTGCCTTGTCATACTCTTGCTGATACGCTTCGTCTTGCATGTTTGCTGCTCCTATGGGGTCAGTAATTACCGATAGTCCCGGTTTGGTACAGTGCCGCGTCCTCGTCGGATAGTGCGGCGGTTAGTGCCTCGCGTTCGTGTTGCAACGCTTCCGGCAAATTCTTTAATTCGCGTAGCGCCTTAATCGCGCCGCGTGTCTCTTCGCTGTTCTGCGAGATCAGGCTTTCAGTCTTGGTCTGAATCGCCGCATCAAGCTCGGCCAAAAAAAAAGGCCACCCGGTTTGGATGGCCTGCATGGCGTGGTTGATGTGGTTTAGTCTGTCTTCGATATTCATAGCGCCATTAAAAGTATTTCAATGTCTTGCTCGTCTATCCTGCGCATTAATGCTTCGTAAGCGGCCAGCATTGCCAGGCTTGCTTGCTCGGCTTTTAGTGCTTCTCGCTGCGCTTGGATTGCCTCTAACTTCGCTTGCAGCGCATTGATTGCCTGCGCATTCGCAATTTCATCTAATAATTGCCGCTCAATTTCCAGCAGCAAAACACTTAAGCGGCCCTCCTCTTTCTTAATGTCCCGCTGCTGTGCCTTGATCTGCGCCCCATGCACAGGCGGCGGCTTGTGGTCATGATGTACGCGATTAATCGGGGCGCGTCGCCAATCTGGCGCAGGCCCTCTATTCGATGAATTCTGCTTACTGCGCTTTGTTTTTTTGCTGCCAGACTGATCAACTTCGGCGTGATATTTAGAATCAAACTCTGCAAATCCAACGGAAACATTCCGCACTGCTTGCGCATCAAACTCCGCAAGCCCGACAGCGACATGGTTTAGGCTTGCCAGCGCGTCAAATTCGGCAAATCCTATGCTGACCATTACAGAGCCTCAAATTCAAATCTCAAATCGCTGTAATCTGTTATGGAGTCGCATTCACCAGCATTTAGAGCTTGTGTGTATATCGTTGGCGTCGTTGGCAGGCTTGCATATGTCCACGATGCGATAACAGCGCTGCCACACTTCAGCCGAACCGTTACTCCCGCGCCGTCAATAGACCAAACCTGATACCTGACAGCTTGGCCGCTGCTTGTCTCTGGATCTTCCACCGCACCAAGTGCTATTTCACATGCACCCGCAGTAGTTGTATAAATGTAGTCACTATCATCTGGCGTCGCCTCGTCAAGCATCGCGTATAAATCCGCCCCCGATGATGGCAGCCAATTTCCAGCACCAATATCCGATGCGGGCCGAGCATAGCGTGGCGCGACATCATCACCCGCATCTGGCGCGGCGGCGACTGCGCCCTGACTGGCAAGCGGCTGACTGCCTAACGGATATGCGCCGAGCATGGCTATCTCCGCATGCGGCGCAGTTGCGCGGCAAAGGTGTCTGCCAGCGTGTAATTGCCTGCGGCGTTCGGGTGCAGGCCGTCATTGAGCGCCACCGCAGCACCAGCCCGCACATCAACGATGTGTGCCGCGCCCATGCTGCGCCAGTTCGCCAGCAGCAGCACGTTATAGGCGTCCAATGCCGTGTTGGTGCCGCCACTTAATGCAGGAGCCGGCAGGCATGTCACTAGCACCACTTTCCACGGATGTACTGCCAGCCGCGCCGCAACATAAGCCGCCATGTCATCGACCGCTTGCGCAGCGCTGCGACCGGCGTTATTGATGGAGTTGACGCCTTCCCATGCCACCAGCACATTAGTTTTGCCGCTCACATACGCGGCGTCACAAGTAGCCCCCGCGTCAATCATGCCCTGTGTGGTGCGGCCATCCACCCCTAGATTGGTAATGCTGTCCACGGTGTCAAAGGGCGACAATTGCCCCAAGAGCGTCGGGAAATCGAAGCCAGCCGGAGCCCCCGCGCCGCGCACAATGGAATTGCCATCAAACGTCATGGCAACCGTGCTATCAAAGCGCAGGCGCGGATAGCCGCCCAGGATCGGCATCATCACGTCATCCCTGTGTATTGCAGTTCCGAGATGACGGAGCCGGATTGGCACGTCCACTGCACGAACAGATCGCCGGTCGATTGATTGATGATGGTCGAAAGCAGCGTCCAGCTAGACAGGTCTGTTGACACATGGATAGTGTAGGTTGAGCCTGCTTTCTTGACGCGCAAATACTGGTTGTTCGCCACATTGACGCTACCGGCATTCGTGATATTGGCAGTCTGCCCCGACTCCGAACTAATATCCCATCCGTACCCTGCGCCATACAGGTTGGACACCATGAAGGCGAACGACGAATGATGAATGCGGGTTGCAGTACCAGACACGCCCATCTTGAACGGGCCGGATGCATTGCTTACTTTAAAGATAAACTCGCCATTCGCACCGCTGCCGAATTTCTTATTGAGCAAGCCACCATCCTGCTGGTTGACGTGGGACGAGCCGCCAGCGGTATAAGTGTACGGGCCTGTTCCGGTTTCGGTTGCGAGTTGCAGCGAAGTCAGGCGGGCATAGCTTGCACTGGATGCAATATTATTGGTCACGGCTTGGCCGCTGAATGTTGCCACCTCATTGCCTGCTGCATCGCGCAGTTGATTCGTGCCTGGCTTGGTGTAGCCGAATGTGATGGTGTCGCCGTTGGCATAGGCGGTATTGACGGTCACGGTGACAGTTGCGCCGGAACGTGAAACGCCGGAGACAGTCTTGCCGCCAGATACGGTAAATGCCGATGTCGCTGGCGTGAACGCTGCCAGCGTTTCGTTGAAGGTGATGATGATCTGCGTCGGCGCAGCGTTTTCGACCACGGCGCTCGATACAGTTGGGGCGGTGGTGTCGGATGCGGACACGGTGTAAGTAATGTTGCTCGGATTGGTCAAGCCACCGTTGTTCGTTACAGAAATCGTTTTCGCGCCGGTTGATGCTGGCGTATAAGTGAAAGTTGCTGTCGGAATGGCATCGGTCAGGCTAACAGTCGTTGGCGTGAACGTGCCGCCGCCGCCACCTGACGATGGTGTAACAACAACCGTGCCGGTAATCGTGCCACCAGAAGGCGATACGCCAATGGTGAAGTTGGTCGATGCGACAGAAACCACACCAGAAGATGGCCCAGACATGGTGACGCCGGTTGCATCCGTTTCAGGCACCGCACCAACAACCTGGCTGATTGACACATAACTGGCATAGCCGTCATGGAAGAACTGCACCTGATTCGTGATGCCGGCAGTATTATCCCAACCAAGCGAGCCGCCCCATTCCTCGAATGCCGAGAAATCTGGTGCATGCGTGCCATCGGCGATCAACGGCAGATAGACCAGTGAGCCACGCACAAGGGAAGCCGACGCGACAAATGTCAGCGCGCCCGTAACGGTGGTTTGTGGCATGTAGCGCGTGCCGCCAGTGCTTAACGGGATCGTCTGCGAGAATGCAACATCATCGACTGCTGGCAGCTTGTTGATGTGGTCAGCCGAGAGCGTGACCACTACATCCTTGGTGCCTGCGGAAAAGCTGACGAAATCGTCGCTGTTCGAGCTTTTGATGACCGCATTCCGCGAAAACGTGGTGCCAGTCAGAATGGTGCATTCGGCCAGTTCCCATTCGGTCGATGCATCCCGCCCCTCAATCAGGATCGGGTATTGCGTCCCGACTGTCAGGGTGGAAAGCGCCCGATGCCGCACTGGTGGTGTGCCGCTGACAGTGATATTGCCCGTCCCGGTACTGGTGGTCGTGTCTTTGATGCGGTCTGCGTGATCCATTTATTCCTCGTACAACTCGCTGGATGCATCCATGACCGGCTCAAAGCCCATTGCTTGGCCGTTTTCATCGCGGATAACGCGCTTAGGCGCGGCCATAACGGCGGTCATTTGCGCAATCTGCGCCATTACCGCATCTAACTGTGCCGGCTGGTCGGTTTGCTCTTCGCTCTGCTTTTGTTGCGTCATTGCAGATGCGGCGATCTTCATCAGTTCAATTTCTTTTTGCGCCTCAAGCTGCATCTGGGTCTTTTGCAGTTCGCGTGCGGTCTCCTGCTCTTCCTTGATTTTCGTCATTTCCACGTCAGCCATGCGCTTTTGCTCGGCCTCGTATGCTTTGGCCTCTGCTTCGGCAATCTTTTGCTGTTGGCCTGTCTCTAGCTTGTCAACCTCTTCGCCAGCCTTGCCTAATGCCTCGCCCATTTGCTGGATTTGTTGCTCCATCTGCTGCATTTGCTGCTGAACTTGTGGCGGCAGGCTTTGCCCTTGCTCGTCCTTAGCAATCGGGCTTTCCTTGCCGATCTCCATTGCATTCCAGGTCTGTTCTAGCAGTTCGCGGGCATCGACCAGCGGCGCGGTAACTGGATTGCTCATGGCGAACTCAGCAAAGGCGCGGATTTTGTTGACCAATACTTCCTTGGCCATGAATGACGAAGTGCCGGTTGCCTTCCAGGTCATAAAGGAGGTCTTGCCGAACTGCTTGATCTTCGCCCATGCCTCAGCGTGCTTCTGGCCGTGAATCTTCATCACGGTTTCAGGGTCGAGATACTTCAAATTCCATTCAATGAAGCCCTCAACAGTTGGCTCAATCCACATGGAATCAATGTTCTGGATAACCTTCTTGGTCGGCAGAGAGGCGGCAGACATAATCATGCTGATGCCGCTCGCCGTCTTGTTCAGGTTGCTCGAATCGTCGCCCTGTGTGTACTTCGTGATGCCCGTATCGTCATCGCTGAACTGCTCAGACATGCGGATAACATCAAGCCAGCCGCCAGTAATGTCGGGTTCATTGTGCTCAATGATTGCGCTTTTACGATCATCTGGCGTTAGACCCGGGTTGAACTGGTAAACCTTGCCGGGGTACTTCTTGAAATCCTCAGTCGGCAGGAACCTGGAGCGGTCAACAGACCTTGTGCCAAGCAGGGCCATGCCCTTTCCTTCCATGAACAAGCGGAAAGCAGCATTCACGGTCTTTTGGTGCGGCGCATTGTTCTCAGCCACACCCACGCCCCAGATTTCATTCGCTACAGCCTCATAGACGCAGCGGTAAGACGGACATTTCTTACTGTACGGGCTTTCGTCCACCTTGACGACAACACCGCCCGCCATGATGGCAATCACGTCCACCAATTCGGCGTCGGCTTCGTCAGCCTCCGGGTACATCTCGGCTTTCAGCGACCTTTTGCTAACCTTGCCGAAGAATCGCGCCACCTTGATACGGCTATTGTTGTGCCAGAACTCGACATTGCCGCGCAACTGCGATGCCTGCTCCGATCCTGTTTCGCTGCCGTTATCGGACGAGCCGAGCAATGCCTGGTCGATGTTCTTGTAGTTCTTGTCAGCCTTCCATGCTGCGACTGTATGCGGGCTTTCCATCGTTACCCAGAACAAGCCCAGACCGCGCTTAATGTCGCGGGCCTCTGGGTCGGGGATAACGTCCAGCGTGCTAGCCAGTTCAAAATATGGCAGGTCAAACTCATAAACCTGCTCTTTGATGCCGCCCACACCATCCGACATAGTCTCGGTCAGCGTTTCCTTGCGCACGAACGGGCCAAAGACAAAGCCTGTGCCGTAGGTTGTCAGCGTATCAACGCCAGTGGACAGCATGTCCTTGTACTGCCCGCGCTCCATCTGGTCGGTAATGATGTCCTCGACCACATCGGCAAACTCGGCCAATTCTTCGTTCGTTGGCTCAGTGTCGAATGGCATCTGACCATTGCCAAACAATGCATCATTGATCTTGGCCGATGCAGAACGCACCTTGTTGCGAGTCGAGCCAATGAACAATGACTTAGCCTTGCGTGACTTAGCCGCACCCGTGCCGCTGGTGTCGTCGTCACGCGCAATCCGCATAACGTCCTGATAGCACTCAAGCAGCTTCAATTCCTGCGGCTTGCGGGCTTTCTCCCACTCCATCAGGCGCGACTCTAGCAACTGAGCTAGCGCGGTATAGGAAGTGGTTTGGCTATCAGTCATTGTCTTGTCTTAGAAATAAAGTCCGTCTTGGTCTGATTCGTGTTGGTCAAGTGGCCGCATCTTGCCGAAGTCTTCGTTCGTCATATCCTCGGCATTCACAGCGATATAACGTAAGTTATCCGCGCCGTGACTCCATTCATCATGGAGCGGCGTTCCTGGCTCATTTGTCTGCTGGTTGATGCTGCGGCGGTAACGCTTGGCGCACTGGATCAGGCGCTCACACTTCGTCTTGTCGATATACAGCCGGGGAAAGGTCATCCGAGTAAGCCGAATGCCGTCCTCGATGCTCATGTTCGGCGTGATCTTCACTTCCCAATCAAGCGCACGCATCACGTCTTCTGCGCTCTTGCCGGTCTGGATATTCTTGTGCCGGCCATCGTGCGGCAGGTACATCGTGCCCCAGTTGTAACGCTTCTCACGCAGTAACGCGGAGTAATGCGCTAACGTCTTGTGGCTGTCCTCGATGTACTCAATGACAGTCAGCGCAGAGACATTCTTTTGCACGAGGCTGATTGCCATCGCGTCATTCCAGCCCAGATCAAATACGATATGGACTTTCTTGGCAGGGTCATACGGGACATTGCAGATCCGGCCATCAGACTCAGCAGCAGCAACCTCGTCGTAATAGATCGCGCCCTCTACTGCTGGCTTGCACTTACCTTCCCAGATGTTGGCGTAGTCTTTCGGCTGCTTGCTCTGGCAGTCAAGCCGCTCCTGCTCCAGCTTTTCACTGAACCACGGATTGTCGAGATAGTTCATCTGCACAACAACCGCGCCAGTGGGCGGATCTACCACGAACATCTGATATGTTGCGTCTGTTTCCAATTCGGGATTGAAGCTAATCCAGATTTCAGATCCAGGTTTGCGAATAGTTGGCCGCAGAATGTTCCAAGAGGCCTTACTCACCGCCTGGCCCTCTTCCACCCAACAGTAATCACAACCCTCAAACGACTTGATTGTGTCTGCGGTGTGCGTCGCTAGCCCTGTAAAGCTAAACTCCGTGCCGTTACTGCCACGAATCTCTGTCTCTAACACTTGGTAAAAGCCGCCAAGTCCTAGTGAGTAAATCTGATCTGAAAGCAGCTTATGCACCGACTGCTTGATTGACTTCTGCACCTCACGCGCACATAAGACGCGAATCTTATTGGCCTTGCCAAACAACAGCAGCGCTCGCGCAAAACCCCAACTCTTACCGCTTCCGCGCCCACCATGCACAACCTTGTAAGGCGCAGGCTGGAACAGGATGCCTAGCTTTTCGGGAAAATCCGCATTAAGTTCCACTTGGTTTGACTAGGTTGATATTGATTCCGGTTATCTCGACTGCGCCGCCATTAGGGCCGCTGATTTCCTGCTGAACCTTGTCGCCGTACTTCTTTGGAGCCATCTTCGAGGCAAGCCACTTGCGAGCGTCAACGCGCAGCCGGGAGCGGCCAATTACATCCTGATCCGTGCGCGTGTTGCCGTTTTCATCTACATAGGTGTCGTTTTCGCCATCATCGGCAATGCTTAGGATTTCTTCGGCTAACTTGTCAGCCTGAGCCTCGCGCGCGCACGCGTACTGCTCCCGAAACGCCTTATAGTTCTCGTCAGCCAACCAGCGAAACACCATAGATTGAGATGGCATCCCGTCGCTGTCGCATATCTTGCGCAGGCTGTCGCCCTCAGCTATCCGTGTGCAGATCGCATCCGCTAAAGGTTGAGTGAACTTGCTTGGTCTAGCCATAACAGGCAAAGCCGCGCCACATCACGCCGAACCACAACATAAGCATGGTCATTAGTGACATAGCGAGCCTTATTTTTTAATTACGACTTCTAGGAAAATTGGCTTAAGACGAAATGCGAAGCCAATTGCATTACAGCCAAGGAACATGTCATATCTACGAATGCGCTCTGCGAAGTTGTTGCCAACAAAGCCAAACTCAATTGTGATTCGCATGATCCTGCCTGCTAAATAAAAAAGCCCTGTCGCAATTCAATGCGAGTCAGGGCGAACTCCAGGGAGTGGATGGAGAAATTGGTGATAGCGGCCTGCGCTGATCTCAGGCTTTGCAAACTAAGACGGAGTTGCACCAATCCCGGCAGCGCCTAATCTGATTTGCAAATCAGTCCGGGCCAGTCCTTAGCTGCGCATCAGCCTGCGCATTCGCTATCAAGAGAGCCTTCTGCAATTTCACCCGCTGTTAGCTTGGCTACAGTGGCGGGAGAATCCTCAGTTGGCTCACTTCATAACGCTACTTCGGAACCGGCCCAACTATGCGCCAGTATTCAGCGTCAGACATTGGCGGCTCCAAATGAAAAGCCCCGCTTGTGGCGAGGCTCCTTGCTTGGCGAATAAAATCCACCATAGTGATTTAAGGGTACTTTATGTATCACACATTAGCCATCACTATCTTGTGATAACACTTCGCGGTTAAACAGTCGCAACGTAAGCACATCAGCCTGCAACTCTCGCATCATGCGGAGCTTAAACGCTTGGTACAGCGTCTCCAGATTAAATGAGTCATCCCATTCGCCATTGCAGCGGGTTCCTATATCGCCCTGCACATCCTCAAACAGCTTTTCTGGCTCGTCTCTGTAACTCATCTCACCCTCCATACATCATGTGATTAAGCTGCTCATGCGCGAACCGTAGCCGCTGCGAGAATACC